CCTTGGCCAAGCAATTGTTGCTGTTGTTGTTGATTGATATTTTGCAACTGAGATGCTGTAGCACCCATCGCATTTTGCAAATAAGGGTTCATGTAGCCCTGTACGCCAGCGGCGTAGTTAGGGGCATTGTAGCCTTGGAAAGTTTGAGCAGTACCCTGCAAAGCCGCATTGTAAGCGGGTTGAGCAGCATTGGCGTACTGATTGACGTTTGCCTGACCGGCCTGTTGTTGATTGTTTAATTGAGCAACAAAAGCACTAGGATCAGTTGAATATTGTTGGAATGGCGTTGCAGCAGCTTGTTGAGCTTGGGCGTTGACGGAGTTATACCGCGCCAAAACTTCTGGTGGGATAGTAACCTGATTTGTTGATTGTGAGGTTTTACCACCCATCTCAGTGCTCCGTCATAGAATGTTGGCCTGTATGAGCGCCATACAAAAAGAAAGCGCCGCTAGGTGGTCCAAATTGGCGAGTGTAAAGGCGTATTTTGCCTTCAGTACGATGATTGGACAAAACACCAATAATTAGCGGCATACCCAAAGAATCGGCCACCTTCTTACTAAATTCACACAATTGACGCGCCCTGCCACCTTTGGCCGAACGGTAATCGGGATGAATAAAAATGGCTTTTTCTTCTAAAACTGGTCTGTCAGAATACCACATTGCGCCAACGCGCAAAAGAACAACACCTTCAATCGGGCCTTCCGGCTCACCAATTGCACCAATTAATCCATGCTCACGGTGAAGAGCTGGCCAAATTTCGGCCAAAAGTTTATTTGGATTAGGATCAACAAAACCGTTTTCATCGCAAGCTGACAATGCAAGGTCCATGATTTCATGGACATCATCTGGAACAGCAATTCGGATTTTTAATTCAACGGCCATTGTTAATCCTTTTTTGGACCAGGAAGTTTTTGTAACGTCTTAATTGTCTTGCGACGCATTTTTTTCACAAACTTATCAAGCTCTTGATGGCCTTTTTCAAGGCTACCATTTCCGATTCTTACCACATCTCTTGGATGAATAACATACTCACCGCCGGCGGCAACGATTGGTACGGCGTGAGCCTCTCCGCCATGTGCCTTATGCGGCATTTCCATCCCATAAGGTGCAGAAGTTGCGCCATAAGCACTTCCAGATCTGCCGTAAGGAGTGCCGCCAAAAATCCTTCTAGCAGCCTTAAATCCGGCCATCGTATTGCCTTCACCCATAGCCGAAATAATGTCGGCAGGGATAACGTAAGAACCGGAATGAACGTGCATAGGTAGATGATCTGTGCGGCCGGCAACCGGACTATGAATTGGGCCACTAAACAACCGAGGCATCTTGGGCTGTTTAACAGATTTTTCCATAAATTTAGGCATAGGACCGCCAAAGGCTTTGGTATGACGGGCCGTATCTAATGCCGCTGCAACAGCTTGATCGTGCGGATGACCGGCTTGGATCATCTCGCTAATGTTGTGGCTGATCGTCTTTTGAGATTTACCTGGGGTTAATGGCATGACGACCTCAACTATACGATACGGCAACAATCATGCCTGTGCCTGGGGTAATAACAATACCTTTATTAACGGGCATATTGATCGTGTAAATACCAACCGTGTTAGGGATGATGGCAAGGCGAACGCCTGTAACAGCGGTTCCAACAGAATTGGCATCATATATGGTCCCAGTGGTGGAACCCGCAACGATAACGCTTACCTTAGCCACCCAGCCAATTGTTGTTGCAAAATATGTGGCGGTGCTGATTTCATATGTGTTGATCGTGCCGGCAATATTTTGCGTGGTGTGATTAAGAGCGTTGATGCCCTGCACACCGTTTTTCTGCGTGGTTAAAATATCGTCAAGTGATGCCATTAGAACCTCCCGTCAATCTGATAGCGATATCTGATTGCACCTAAACGCCAAAACGTACCAACATCGCTCGATGATATATTGAAGGCCATAAGACGCGCTCTAATGCGAACGGAAATGTATTCTGTGGCTTGCGTCATCGTATAAGGGCCATATGCCACTGGCGTATCGCCAGGGTAATTGGTGACGTAGAATGTGATTTTTACCGTGGCATTGGGGTTGCCGGAATACGTTCCCCACTTCATGTCGGGCCAGATCTGATCAATGAAGATCAAATTGTCGGCCTCATTAAGTTGGAAATAACCCGTTTGGAAGGACGATAGCATGGCGGTAGTTTGTGTGCCGTTGGCGGCGTCGTTGCCTACTTCGTGCTGATACAGGTAATTATCAGACCCAGCACCAATAGGAGACCCAAGAACAGATTGATCAATCCAAGCAGTCCGGCCAAGAGAACCGTAGTCCCATTGTTGGAGAACCGTATTGTATTTAACATAGCTGTCATTCTCAGTGGATGAGGCGGATGGATAATACCATGTTATCTCGTTGAATTGGCTGTTTACGCCGCAAGCAACTTTATAAAGATATGACGTATTAATGTTTTGGAATATTACGTCCCATACAGGGCATGGGATAGATTGAGGGCCGGAACCCATCGACATAAAAAACTGCTTTTGCGACATCCAATAGATAGCGCCGTTCAACTGACCCGTGCAGTGCCTTGATATAGCGCCGCAATTTGATCCAATTTTGTTAAACCCGTAAACAAACGGAGGCCCAATATATTGCATCGCCCAAAGGTCTAAGTCGGTCCATAAAAGACCCTGTTGTGGCCCTTGAATACCTGCAACAATCTTTGACCCTGTTGGGATGCGATACGACCCGGCCTGATTTGTTGGTGTTGCTACCCATTGGGTAAAGTCTTCTATGTCAGACCAACGGACAAGCATAGGATCAGGCGACAAGGTAAACGACGAACCATAAGCAATAACTTGGCGTTCAGGCATGGCGACGAAAATGCCGCTGTTTACCAATGGGCCATTACCGCCAACAATTTGCGCGTTTTGAAGCTGACCGCTTGGATCCCAGTAATAGATTGCTCCACCTGCGGGACAGGCAATGAGGTCTTGGCCAAAGTTGTCAATCGTCCAATCGGTAGCAGTAATTGCAGTGCCGGGGACGGTTGGCTGCGTTGTGCCGACACCAAATCCACCCACACCAAAACCGCCGACGCCAAAGCCCGTGCCTAAAGGTTGAGGACCGATGGCAACGTAAAACGTGGATTGCACCAACCCGCTATTAATGACGGTAGCCGTAGTTGGACCAACAGTAGACGTCGCGCTATTTGCAGCCGCAAACGTAAACGAGCTAGTCGTTAAAACACTTTGAACGGTATAAAGTCCGAAAAGCGGGATGCCACCAACTGTTGTCGATACGCCAACATAAAAAGAATCGCCTACGTTAAACCCGTGATTGTCAAAATAGGTGGTTACAATTGATGAACCACTTGTTGTCGCAAAAGCATATTCTGCAACAAGACGCGCCGTACCGGATCCAGAACCTACGCCGGTGGACGTAAAAATAACACCGACCGTATTGGCTGCAGCGCCGATTGATGTGAAGCTTGTTGAACCTACCGAGACAATCTCATAGGTATTGCCTACAACAAATGAGCCGCCCACGGTGTTGGTAGACGTATTGGCGGTTGCTGTCGCATTAGACGATGCGTAAATTGAATATTGCGTACCCGCAGCCGATTGGATTTTGTAAGGACCGTTGAGGACCAAACCACCAACGGTTACGGGCGTGACATATGTAACGTAATCCAAAACTGATGCTGTAATATTGCTATCGGTTACGGTTACAACATTTGAACCCGACGTAGTAGCAAACACGGGCGCGGTATTGGTTACAGACGTTTGAGGCGTAATATCAACAAGGTTATTGCCTGTTAAAACGCTCAATGAAGATTCGGCACCAATACCAAGGTGGTTCGTGGCGTTAAGGTCTGCCCAACCTTTAAGTGCGCGTATTTTGGAACCGATTGATGACGCATAGTAGGCCACCCACCCGCCGAGCTTTTGAGCCAACCCATAGCCGTTACGCTCTGGCAAAAACCGTATAAAAGACGACGACGAGTATGCTGCCTCGTTCAACGCAGGTGTTGTGTTGGTTTCTACGCCGGGCTTCAGCTTAATCGTATTGTGGGGCATGATTATCCCCTATTTGGCGTAGCAGCCGGCGCCGTCGAATAAGACGACCATGCCGAAGCTTCAAACTTTTTCCTATTTTCTTCAATTAGGGCGCTTGCCTTCAACGCCTGATATTGGCCTTCGTAACTTTGAGCCATTTGCGGATCGTCGTTCATCCGGCCAAAGTTTCTTTGATAAGCAGAAATATAAATCATAGACGCCATAATAAACATATCTGGCAGATATACGGATATAAAAGTTTGGGTATTCGTAGCCGAAAGCGGCGCAGAGCGAACAGTCCCAGTCAAACGAATAGCGTAATTGAGGTCAGGAATAGGACCGACAATCATATTTTGACTAGTCAGACCAGTTGTGGCCGAATCACCGCCATAAACGGCAAAGTATTGTGGCAAGCCGGTAGTAGATCCCGTGCCATATACATTTTGAATAAATTCCTTTGTTACAGGCAACAAAGGCGCAGAACTGCCAGATCCATCAATAACTTCAAACGTCTCCATGACCACAAAGGCAGACGTTGGGATCGTTAAAGTGCCACTACCTGCCGTCAAGGAATAAGACGAATTGCTGATCTGGGTTGACAAGAAGTCAAGATCACGCTGCATCCGCAATTCGGCATAGCTAATCATTTGGGGCAAAATGATCTGGAAGTTGGTGTCCGTTGTGGGAACAACCGCCATTGTCGCTATTTGCTGGACGTAGGTGTTATAATCCATGTTTACACCATGTTAAATGCGGTTTGCTCGACTTCTGACACCCGACGGGACCAGCCTTTGCCAAAAGTACCATAAGTTGACAGAGATTGTAAGAAGGCTAGTCGGGCTTCGCATACCGCTGTAGCAACTTCACGAGCGTTTGCCGTTTCAAGAGCGCGTAACGTGGTGGGTCCGATTTGGCCGTCTGGATTGGTATTGAGTACCGACTGCAGGGCTTTTGCTGCGCGGGACGGCCCCGAGTTGATGGCAAAATCGAAGACGGCATAATCTACGCCTTCCGGCAGATTGTCACCGTTAATTGTATCCCAATACTTGGCCTTATACAACGGCATGACGTCTTTTGGCATTAACGCCTTAATGTCGTCTTTAGTCACGGGATGGCCAACCCAAGCCTCCCAAGTTGCCTTGGTGCAGCCTAAATTGGTAGCCCCGCCGGGGTCGGCAGGGTTATCAACATATCCACCTTCGTTTTTAAGGACGAGGGCAAAACATTGTGGGAAATTCTCTTTCACTGCTTATTCCCCAAAGAAGCCGTCAGGGCATCTGTCTTTTGTTTGGAGCCGGCGGACGAGCCAAAATAAAACCCCATGACGCTAGTCCAAGCTGTCCCAAGCGTACCAATCAGCATTAAAAGAGCCTCGCCGCCCGTAGCTGGAAGGCCAAAGTGCAAGATGTATGCAATGATCCCAAAGAAGCCCAGAGTGACGCCGACCGCCAATACACGGGGAATCCAATCGCGGGTTGCGATTTGCATATTACGAGCTGAATCACGATCTTGTTCAGAAATACGTTCAAGATCAATGTCCAAAGATTTCATCTGGACCTTAAAGTCCGCGTCAATCTTTTTAAGTTGAGCCAACTGATCGCCCGTTGGATTGGCAAGAGCCGACATAATGTCATCTTCAGTGCCATTCTCATGGCCGAAGAGGGCATTTGATACAGCTTTAACGGCCATACCGGCAACAGGACCGCCAAGAGCGGTGGCAATGGTGGGAGCAACCGAACCAATTAATGGTCCAAACGTCTTTAAGATATCCATGTCATTTCACCGTTAGCATGAGAAAAACACCAATTGCAGCAATACCTAATACCAAAAAGCCCACGATGCTGCTAACCATAATTAAGTCCTTACGGGCTTCTTCCTGTTCTTTTAAGGCTGCAGCCGCCTGACGAGCCGCTTCCTTACGCATTTCAATCACCTGCCGTTGTATGCCTTCCCATGCTGCTGGACCGTATTGGCCGACAAACAAGTTTTTTACTTGAAGTTGCATATCAAGGGCTTTTGCCTTGACGGCATATATTTTAACGGCCTCTGCCTCAAACTCGGCTTGGCTTTGAAACATTTTTTTCTTACGAGGCGTTGATGCAATCGTAACAATCTGGCCAATCTTGCCAAAGAGGTTGCTTACCTTTTCCGCAGTCGCCATCATATCCTGCCCTGCATCGACGGCGGATTTGATCGAATTATAGATCGCTGTCGCGCCGGCGATGAGGGTAAATGGATCCATATTATTCCGTCGGAGTTTCTGTTGGTGCAGGAGCTGCCGGAACAGCAGATTCAATCTGAGGTTTGGCTTGGCCGTGCAGAAGAGTAATAAGGTCAGCAACTTCAGCATAAACACCGGCGCCAAGATGCTTTAAAACCGTATTAACGTGAGCAACGGTTAGCTTTAGCTCTAATTCTAAATTTTCCATGTTTCCCTCTTAGGTTAAAATGGCGGTGCTTGCGTTTGCACAACCGGTTTGGACAATACAATAATTTGCTGCGCGATTCCACTCTCAACCGCCGGCATACTGATGCAACCCGCCACCCACTGATAGGCTAAAGACTGCGTAATATCCGCGTAAGGCACAAATTCTGCGGGGTTAGGCGTTCCAAGGCTTGCTGTACCAGAAGAAGATGACGAAATCGTGCCATCCGTGCCAGTGCAGATCCAGTTAATGGCCGTAACCACGTTGGACAAGCCGTCAGACGTTGGGTTAACGATGAACTGGGGAAACGTCCAAGTAAATATCATGTTACGACCACGTTATGGTTAAACGACCGTTTGCACCTGAACCGTTGTACCCGCCACCTGCTGACCCACCGGCTCCGACCGTATAAGATAAAACAGCACCGGGGCTTGGACCAGTTGAAGGCGTGGCAGTAATAGACGTGTAACCACCACCACCTCCACCCCCGCCAGTGGACCAAGATTTAGCTCCGTTATTGATATCTTCGTCAAACACAGCTCCACCTCCGCCACCTGCAGGAGCCGAACCGGGGTTTCCTGAAATGGCTTGTGAGCCGCCGCCGGGAATAGTCCCACCGCTGCCGCCGTTTCCGCCATTTGCTCCTGCGCCACCAGAACCGCCTTGTCCGCGAGAACCGGAACTTCCAGAGCTACCCGTAAGATTTGTTGACCCGCCTGAACCTGAACCACCTCCGCCCGGTGATCCGTTACTACGGTCTCCACCTGCAGAAGATCCACCGCCACCGCCCGTTGCAATCAATGTATAGCTTGCTGCAGTAATAGATGTAGTGCCACCTGTTGCACCACCACCCGAGCCACCACCTGCACCGCCCGGCGCAGCCCCGCCGCCACCGCCTCCCCACAATTGGAATTGGATAGAATTGGCGTAAACAGGAACAGTAAATGTACCAGATCCAGACGTGTTGACAGTCACGCTGCCTGACGTAGCAACGCCCGTAAACCCAAAAGCCCTAGCTGATGCGGCACCCGCTGTTCCGATTGTAGGCATTATGCAAACTTTGCGAGGGTTGCGAGGACGGTATAAGTTGCAGAAGCGGTCTTGATGATTGTGTAGGTGTAGGTGTCAATTGAGTTGGCATAACCTGTTGTTGGGGCCGAACCATTGATCCACTTAGGCGTAACGGACGCACCATCAATCGTAATAGCGTTATTGTAATAACCCGTAGTGCCGTTTGTGTTCAGGAAAGCAACCGTTACGGCTTGGCCAATTGCAAGAGCAGAATTAAGCGTTGTGCCACTCGATGCCCTAAAATTGAGCGTGAAGTTGGCCGACGAGTTAACCGTATAATAAAGAACCGACTGCGTGGTGATATCGTAGTTGATTGTGCCAGTCGCGCTTGCCGCTGTGATTGTTGTCGTTTCTGCGATGTTTTGAAGGACGAGAGATAACTGGCTTGGCGTTGCCGATAATGTTAGCTTGCCACCAACGCTTGCAGTCGTTGTCCCTGTAGAGCCAAGAACCGAGTTGCCCGACACGTTAAGCGTTGCAAGGTTACCACCGGAAATGACGCCGCCGTCTGCGAGGACGATGTTTGTGCCATCCGATAACATGAGGGTGCTATAGCCCTGCGGAGCCACAACGCTTGTCCCTGCCCCCGCCGATGCGATGGTTACGGTGTAAGCGCCCGAAGTTGCGTTTGTGAAGGTCCAACGGCCACCGATGGCGGGAATGGTAATAATGATGTTTGCCGAAATCGCGCCTGTGAACTTGACCTGCATGACCTGCAGTTGCGTTGCCGTCAACGTGACGTTTGAGCTTGTAAGCGCAACAGAGGTTGTATTACCAAAGGCGGCGTCAAGAATCGTGGTATTGCTATTGAGCGGAATGTCCCACGTTGGCGATGTCTGGTTATAAGACGGTTCGTTTAAGCTAAGGTTGGTTGTCGTCGTGCTCATGGCTTATCGGCCTTCCCGTCAAGTTTGTCGTAGATCCGTTGGAACATATCCTCAATATGCTTCATTCTCTGGTCTAAATCCACCTTGAGAACATACTCTTTTGGCATATTGGCTTCCAATTTATTCAAATCCCGTTGTAGTTCTTTGACCGCGCCCCACAATTCACGCAGAAGCCACCCCGCCACCGTTAGGATTGCGCCGCCAATTATGTCTATGAGGGTTTGGTAATCGTTCATAATGCTACCCAATTTTTGGTGGCTTCATCCCAATCGTAAGGCGTTCCATCATTAGGATAAGGAATAGGCGCTTCCCACAACCACGTTGATTGATTTAACGTCCACGAAGGAAATGGTTGCGGCGCATAAAATACGTCATGCGTTTCATCGTAAGTAAATCCAATACCCGCATAGTTGCCGCGTAAGGGTCGGCCCTCTGGGTGTTGATTGCCATGCGTATTATATGACGTTTGCTTCCATAAAGAAGCATGACCAAAATGACCAGAATCAATCATATCCTGATCAATAACAATAACTTGCGTGACAATGCCGTTTTCAACTTTTGCAAAATGGCTCATGCTGTATACGTCCCTGAAGATGTGAACTTAATAATTGTGTTACTACCAGAAGTTGTGACAGTTGGCGAACCCGTAACTGTTCCAGTATAGTTGGCCGATGGAACGGATAATATAACAACCCCAGAACCACCAGCGCCACCACTGGCCGGAGATGCACTTGCACCGCCACCGGCACCGCCACCACCTCCACCTAAGTTAGTTGTTCCAGCAGTACCACCATTATTTTTTGTACCACCAGCACCACCGCCACCAGCCCCGCCGGAGCCAACTGATCCAGTATTTTGGATACCTCCGCCGCCGCCACCTGCATAAGTTACAGATGATCCTGTGATAGATGACGCAGAACCTGCTCCACCACTACCTGCGTTACCGGAACTGTCACTATTGCCACCTGCGGCAGATGCGCCACCGCCTCCACCGCCGCCTTGACCGCCGCCACTGCTTACTACAGATGTGCCACCGTTATTACCTTGCCCTGATGTTCCAGAGCCACCTGCGGTATTATAGTTACCTGTACCACCACCGCCGGAGCCACCTGAACCGCCGGGGATATTAGTGTCACCCGCGCCTAAACCACCACCTATTGCGGTAAAACCGCTACCTCCTAAAGTTAAAGCGGAATTTGCACCAGCGGTTGCAATAGATGTTTGGAAAACTGCGCCATTGCCACCGCCGCCTACAGTTGCTGTATATGTTTTTCCAGAAGCAAGATAGGTTGTGCTATTTAAAAATCCCCCTGCACCACCACCCCCGCCGCCGCCCGATCCAACACCAGACGCGCCACCTCCGCCGCCACCTGCAACAATTAAATAACTTGCTGAAATTGTTCCGTAAGTTAGCGTTCCAGATGACGTAAACGTATGGATTGTATTGCCGCCGGATGATGTGACCGTGCCGCCTGTGAATTTTTGTGAGCCAGCATAGCTGATGATTACAATACCGGAACCACCTGTACCACCTGCGCGGCTTGATCCGGTTCCACCGCCACCGCCACCGCCGCCTGTATTGGCAGTACCGCTTGTTCCGTTTCCCGTACCAGAAACATTGCCGCCAGCACCGCCGCCACCAGAACCACCTGAACCCGGCGTTCCAGTATCGCAGCCACCACCGCCGCCGCCTGCGTATGTTACCGAAGAGCCAGAAATAGAAGATGAAGAACCAGCACCACCATTACCCCCACTGGAAGCAGAAGGTCCATTTGATCCAACAGCAGATGCACCACCACCACCACCTGCTCCGTATTGGCCTCCGTTGTTACCGCCGTTATTACCCTGTCCTGCTGTACCTGCACCAAAACATGGATTTGTGTTATTGCCACCACCGCCACCGCCAGAACCGCCCGGTCCAGCACTGCCACCGCCGCCCTGCGAACCAAAACCACCGCCCGTTGCGGTTATGGTGGTTAAGCTGGTTCCGCTTAATGATGAATCATTACCTTTTGTTCCGTTGGCTTGACTGCCAAGCGGGGGGCCACCTGCACCACCCGTTCCGACAGTAACTGTGTAAGATGCTCCTACCGTAAGTGACAAATATGCAGTGCTTGTTAAATAGCCACCAGCACCACCACCACCGCCATAATTTGAACCGCCGCCACCACCACCTGCGACAACAAGATATGACGTAGAAATAGCCGGAGCCAATGTGCCTGAGGATGTAAACGTATGAATTGTATTACCACCGGACGATGTTACTGTGCCGCCAATAAATTGTTGAGAACCAGCGTAACTGATGATTACAATACCAGAACCGCCATTACCACCTGTAACACTTGCGCCTAACTGAGAAGATGCACCGCCACCGCCACCGCCAGTATTTGCAGTGGCACTATTACCGTTTGCACTATTACCAGAACCACCCGCGCCGCCATTTACGTTACTGCTACCACCTGCGCCCCCCGTTCCGTTAGATGCTCCACCGCCGCCGCCCGTGGCATATGTTACGGATGAACCGCTAATTGATGACGATGTACCCGCCCCACCTGCGCCGCCATTAACTCCAGAAAAATTAGAGCCAGTACTGCCAGCACCACCGCCTCCACCTGCGCCTTGGGAAGAAGTGCTATCTGCGTAAATCCCGCCATTGCCACCGGAATTACCTTGGCCGGAAGTACCTGCGGCACCTGTACGATTGTTATTACCACCACCACCGCCAGAACCACCCGTTACGGCATTGCAACCATAACTACCCCCGCCGCCGCCACCGACTGTGGTTATGGTAGTTAAACCAGTTCCTGCAATAGATGAAGTTGTTCCATTCCCGCCGGGATTAGCATAATTAATTATACCCGCACCGCCAGAGCCAACGGTAATGGTATAAGTGGTTGTTGCATTTAATATAACTGAAGATGCTAATAATCCACCTGCACCACCACCGCCGCCACCAACATAATTTGGTTGTGCGCCACCTGCGCCACCGCCACCCGCAACAACAAGATATGTTGCAGCGACACCAGAGGCTACCGACCCAAGAAGGAGGGAAACGGAAGTCATTACGTTAGCCCCTGTCCTGTAATGACAAATGTGTTGGAGCCTGTGCAAAGCACCGTTGCAACACCGTATTGGGCTAATGTGCGGTTGCCTGTTGTGGCAGAACCCGCCAACGTCATTGTAACGCTTGTTCCCTGTGTAATGGTCTGAGATGAACCAGAGTTGTTGAAGATCACAATGTTTTGACCCGCAGAGAAAATAGATGCAGGAACCGTCACACCGCCTGTTGTGATGGAGATGTATTTACCGTTGTCCGTTGCAACAAGAACATAAGCAGACGTCTGGCTGTTTTGTACAATGGTGCGGACGTTGCCAATGGAGTCGGTAATAGCACCCGAAGCCGTAATAGCAGCGGCATTAAGCGTTCCGGTAAATGTTGGCGATGCAGAAAGAACTACAGAACCCGTTCCCGTAGATGTTGTAACGCCCGTACCGCCAGCCAAAACGGGCAACGTACCCGCCGTTAATACGGATGAAGATGTGGAATAAATGGCATTATTGGCTGCGGTAAATCCCGTAAGGCCCGTGCCGCCATACGCAGTTCCAAGGGCATTGGTAAGGTTAAGTGTACCGATTGTAACCGTACCGCCTGATGCAATAGACAATGCTGTGGTAGCACCGTTATTGCCCACCTTCATAAGAATGCTGTCAGTAGCACCTACGCCAGATGTTGACTGAAGTGTAAGCGTTGAACCAGTTCCTGTGCCGCCGTAATAGGCCGCAGCAGTTAATGATGTAAGTGTAGGTGTGGCGGAATAAGCAGGGGCAACGCCAACGCCACCTGAAACAAGAACAGAGCCTGTTGCAACATCTGCTAATTTGGACAATGCAGTGGTTGTTGATGCATAAAGCAAATCACCAACTGTATATGAAGATTGTCCCGTACCGCCGTTTGCTGCGACAAGCGTTCCGGCGACCGTTACAGCACCTTGCGTTGCCGTTGACGGGGTTAAACCCGTTGTTCCAAAATTGATTGATGTTACGGCAAGTCCGCTAACATTTGACCAAGAAGGCTGTGCTGAAGAACCACCAGATGTAAACACCTGACCAGATGTTCCATAATTTACAGTTGCCCCAGCAACAGAGCCAATACCCCAAGCGCCCGACGTATTAATGGCAAACTGACCAGAGCCGTTTGTGTAGAACGAAAGCGGCAAATACGTACCCGTGCCGTTAATGCCAGACACCAACTGAACGTCCGTGGAACCGTTCGTCGCAATCAAAATCTTGGATGCGTTGGTAGGATCAGCGGCATTGGTCGCTTGCCAAGAAGCAGCCGTGGATGTGCCGTTAGGCAGAGCATAAATGCCCGTTGTGCTGTTGGTCGTGCTTGTTTGGAAAGCCAGACGGTTCGTAATCGTGGCATTAGTAAAGTCAGCCAAGAAGCGCGAACCCGTACCCGTATTGGTCGTGTTACCGCTATTGCTAATGCTGCCCGTCGTCAAAGCCGTAACGGTAGGCGAATTAGACCATGCAGGAGCGACACCAACGCCACCCGACACAAGGACTGATCCGGTAGCAACGTCAGCCAGTTTGGACAGCGTTGTGGAGGCGGAGGCGTACAAAAGATCGCCCACTGTGTAGGACGTAATGTTCGTGCCGCCAGAGGCCACAGGAACCACGCCGCCAAGGGTTGCAAGCGTAACCGTTGTCCACGATGGGGCGGCAGATGCGCCACCAGACGTTAAGAACTGACCGGACGTGCCGTATGTAGCGCCACCAATGCCTAACTGACCCGCAGGGCCAAAACGGAAGGCTTCAGTCGCAGAGTTACCGCCTGTAGCAGTCGTAAAGATAGATGCGTATGTTCCTTGCGCCGTATCCGTGAAGTTTTCAGCAGCAGTAATCGCAAGATAACCTGTAGATGCTGTAGCAAATCCAGTTGCGCCATAACCACGGGCAGTAAACTGCGCTAAGAAGTCGCCTGATTGCGATGCCGTTGGAGAAGCCGCCGTACCACGGGCTGATCGTACCGTATATGCACCGTAAGCGCCAGTTCCATAAGCATCTTGCGTAATACGGGTGTTAGCGGCGTTTGCGCCAACAATATATAAGTCAGTACCCGCTGGAAGAGCAGCAGAAGGCGTGGTTGTTTGCGTATTGGAAACAACCGTCAACTGCGTCTGTGGCGTGGCCGTGTTAACGCCCAAACGGTTATTGGTGTTATCCCAGAAGAACTTGGCGTTGTTTTGGCTGTAGACGCCGGATGCACCCGCAAACACGACAGAGCCAGTGGTAAATGCCGTTGAAGTACCTGTACCGCCATTTGTAACACCCAGTGTGCCAGTGACACCTGCGCCGCCAAGAGCCAACTGACCAAACGCAGGGGCCGTTGAAGCGCCCGTGGATAGCAACGGATAACCTGAAGTGGATGGCGATATCTGGCCCACGGATGACGTGCTTGCGGCATAAAGCAAACCATACGCAGTCAGCGTAGTCAGGCCAGTTCCACCGTTTGCAACGCCAACCGTGCCAAGACCAATGGTATTACCCGTCTTGGTAATTGGAGCGGATACGGTGATATTGCCGGAAGAAGATGTCTGCACCCAAACAAGAGCCGTTGTACCAACCGTAATCGTGCCAGTCGTGTTCATAACCCATGAGGTTGAACCCCATGTCGTGCCGCCGTTAATAAACGTAGAAGCACCCGTCTCAATAAAATTAGGGCCAGTGCCAACCGTGTTAAAGTCAGTTGCACGGGTAAGCACCCAGTTGGTTGAGCCAGAACCAAGCGTTGTGACGGTGTAAATACCGTTTTGTGCGCCCGTGGTTTGGTCTTTAACAAGGATACGGTCATTTAATGAGGCGGTATAACCGTCAACGGCAAAAGCGGCTTGTGCGCCACTATTGGTAAGCGTAGCACCAACACCCGCCGTCCCGTTGTTATAAGTGGCGGTCAAGTTGGCCGTAGTAGCCGCCGCAGAAGCCGTATGGAAGGTTGTATTACTAACCGTAGCAACTTGGTTATCAACATACTGTTTGGTGGACAATTGCAACGATGCGGTTGGGTCTTGCGTAACCGTTACTGTTGTCAAACCTGACAACGTGGACGTTGAAGCGCCCAAAGCAATAGACGTTGAACCAATCGTAATGGATGAATTGGTTAACCCGGCGTTAGGAATTGTAGACACAGCCGTAAATGCACTTGTGCCGTTACCAACAAGATAGCCTGTCAGTGTGGTTGCACCCGTACCGCCATTGGCAACAGGTAATGTGCCGCTTACATGCGTAGTAAGGCCAATCTTACCATAAGACGGAGCAACACCGACCCCTCCAGAAATAAGAGCATTGCCAGTAGCCACGTCATTAAGACGGGCCAAGGTGGTAGATGACGAAGCATAAAGAATGTCACCCGTCGTATACGATCCATAGCCTGTTCCGCCCTGAGTTTCAGACAATGGCGTGGTTAAGCCGGAAAGGGATGTAATGTCGCTGTTCGCGCCAGATTGCGCCGCAGAAAGGTTAGTACGCGCAGCCGATGCCGATGTAGCGCCCGTGCCGCCGTAAGCAACCGCAATAGGCGTACCTTGCCATGTGCCGGAAGAAATAGTGCCGATTGAAACCGTGCCAGTGGCAGTAAGATTGGTAAACGTACCCGCCGCAGCAGTTGTTCCACCAATCGTTGTTTGATCAATCGTTCCGCCCGTAATAGCAACGGCATTAGCATTCTGCGTTGCCATCGTTCCAAGGCCAGTAATTTGACTCGTTGGAATCAAAATATTGACGCGAGAAGCAGACGTTATCTGTCCCTGTGCGTTAATTGCAATCTGAGGAACAGCAGTTGCGGAACCATATGTTCCTGCCGTAACGCCTGTATTTGCAATGGAAATAGAACCAGTGGTTGTAATCGGGCCACCTTGCAATCCCTGCCCAGTATTAATCAGGGAAACCGTGCCACCTCCAATGAGCGCCAATACTTGCGCCGCAGTAAGATCCTGTGGCTGCGCCGTGCTGCCAGAGTTGTTACCCTTAATCGTCCCCGCTGGCATCGTGCTGAGATAGCTGTTTGTGATGCTGTTGCTGTTGAGACCAATTGTACCCGTAGATGTAATTGTTCCACCAGACAGTGGCGATGCCGCCGTGATCGACGTTACCGTGCCGCCGTTTGCATTAAGATTGGCAACCTGTTGTGCGGTCGCGCTCGATGACACGCCGTTTTGCACAACCATAAGCTGTGCCGTGCCGCTTAAAGAGGTCAAAACTGGGAGGTTGGTAACGGTAATGTTGCTCATGTTATCGGCCCAGTTAATGGTATCTGAGTGTAGCCATAAGGCAGTCCTACCAGAGCGGTGACAATGAGCGTCGTACCCTGAAGCAGATTACCCGATGGTATAGCACTATTCGTTTGATAAGTGAATTGCGTGGCGGTGGTTACTGTAACGCTGTACATCCCGTTAGCGGCATTTTGAGACAGCCCTTCAACCGAAACTTGTGCATTAGTAGACAAACCATGCGGCGATGAACAATTAACCGTGACCGTGCTCGTCCCGTTTCCTAAAACAGAAGTTGGATTGACGTTCACGCGGTATGCGGTCGACAAGAATTGTGGTTGTACGGCGTTCTGATCCAAGCCTGTAGGCGGACCTATTGGCTGAGTTGTCGGCGTAGAACCGTCTTGGTTAATCAAACTAACCGTTGGATATATTGGAATACCCGTCAAAGGATCCGTTTGTGCGCCCTGAGACACTGCAATCGTCGTTGTTTCGGCCGCATAATAATCTTGAACGCGAGGATTTTGGATTGGTGTAGGATCCGACGGAATAACAATTGAACGCAATTGGGCTTGTGGCGTATCGTAACAAGGATTGCACACCAAAATACGTTTATTGATTAAACCGGCGCCGGCGTAATCAAACTGCCATTTGAGCTGGACATGATTGTACAAAAAACCGCAACGGTCGCATATAGCAAACGCTTGTGGGTTTTTAATACTTGTTCTGGCTCTGCCCGAAGTCGACGCATACGCCATGATTTTTACCTAAAATAGCCGGCTATTTGCGGCGAAATGTATTGTTGAGCTGTTTCTACGTTCTGATCCGCTGCAATCATATAGGCTTCATCAGCCATTGGTTTCAAACCAACTATAAGTTGCGGCGCCCATATCTGAGCCAATCGAACAGCAAGATTGTAAGCAAACGCATCAAACCAGAGATAAGGCATATCAACCGTTTGACCATTTGACAGGTTAGAATCTTGAAGCTGCCGAACACGATAATACTTCAACAATTGCGATGAAGTACCATCTGGCGACGGCCAAAGCGTAACAGACGGACCAGGCGAGCCGGTAGACCGTGACGCACTAATCAAACGATCAAACCAAAACGTCGTTGGAAAACCAGTTTGATATTTATTGGGATAAGAAGCGTATTCAGTACGCGAAACAGGCAAAATAATACGATCAATTGGTTGCGCCGAGTTGGTTGTTGTCTCGCAATACGCATCAAGAATAACAACAGTGCTTGGATCAACCGAATAACTTGGCGTTGGAACAGAAGTTGAGATCGTTCCGGCAACCGTTTGGGCGCCAGTCGTTGTTCCGGCATACGAAACAGTACCATTGGCCGACGCCGTAACCGTATAAGTGCCATTATAGCCAGTAGGCGTAATGCCGGACACGGTAATTGAGCTGCCAACCGGATAAATAGGCGTATTTGGCGTACTATACGTCAAAGTTACCGTGGATCCGGTCCCAGAAGCCGTCAAAGTTGCCGGCGTTTGGTTAAAATTAACCGATTGAAGATCCACCGCCCAAAGATTGACGCCTTTATTTGACCATGACGCAAGCAACATATTGGTTGCCGTTCTGGCAACCGACATATGTTCTTGCGTCAGCTCTGTTGGACGTATGCCACACAATTGATAGGCATAAATCGTAAGATCGCCAAGCGACGGATTGTAAGCATATGTGCCGCTTGTGGCCATGACGGCTCCTATTAGAAGACGGTATTGGTATCGTTAGCGATCAAAACACCACCAATGTTGATGCTTACCGTTGCAGCCGCAGCCGCGCTTGGAGCAATTTGGAAACGCAAGTCCGTTTTTTCAGAATATGGGAACGGAAACTCACGCTGAATTGCATAGTTTGTATTAAATGGCGTCTGCACAATCAGTTTTTGAACGCCAGCTGCGGAGTTGGTAATTGCACGATATGTTGTGTAGTTTGCGCTGTTACCGTTAAACGATGAATAAGCGCCATAACGCCAACCGTAGAACGTATAACCTGCAGGAACCGTAAACACAGCCATCTGCGTTGCGCCTAAGCTGCTCGTCGTGCCGTTAAATACGCCCGTGTTAATTTGAGCATACGTCACACCGCCATTGGTAAGTGTAACCACGTTTGCAGGGTTCGTCGCGCTACCAGCGGAAACAAACATACTATTGATGCGAAGGTAAGAATTAGTCGTTGTTACACCCGTTGCGCCATTTAGAACGACATTTTCGGAAATTACATTGTAACCAGAATCAAGACCAACAATCGTAATGGTCGCAGTATCACCCGAACCACCTGCCAACGTCATTGTGGTTGCAGAGGATGGAAATACATATTCCGTTGTACCCATGTTTTCCCAAACGGTGCGGAACAAGTTAGCCGTTGCCGGCGTTGTACCATAACCAAAAATATTTTGAGGTGCATGGTTGGTAATTTGACCACGCGAAACCTGAAGTTGGAACGGCTCATACTTGCCATTCTTGGTAATTGAATCCCAGACAACGCCAGTTTGAGAAATCGTAGCCATAATTACTTACCTTTTTTCCGTGCCGCAGCAGCGTTGTCAATCAAGTTAGGGTATGGCCGTCCTGCCGCCCTGGCTCTAGCTTTAGCACTTTGCTCTTGCTTATGCGACAAATGCTTTGTGTGGTGATCCTTGGGCAGTTTAGTTTCCCAAAATGGCTTGTCAGACATTAGCAACCCCACTTGCGAAGTGATTTATTAATCCGGCTATCTGGATCAGCGGCTGCAGCGGCGCCTGTCATTTTGCGCTTCATTCCGGTCATACGCTCACAAAACGATTTATGACGCGGATTATCTGCATCTTTAGTCGGTGCTTTTAGATGATGGCCTTCTGCGCGAGCAGAAGCTCTACCTTTGGCATTTAAGCCACCAGATGGAGATTTACCTTCAGAACGAGTCCAAGCTGCGGTCATTTTAAACCCCTTTAGTAAAACGGGGGCGCGATGGCCCCCGTCAAACTTAGTCCAACGGGTTAACGATTAAACGTCAGAACCCATCGTTTCTTTTTCTACCTTATGACCCTTTGGAGCCGTACCCTGATGGGCCGACGTAAAAGGGTGCATTTCAGCAGCGCCAGCGCGTCCACCAGACTTGCGTGGCTTGCGGCCAGCATGGTGGTGACCGTGCTCGCCGTGCATAGCAACGTGCTTATGGATTTTACCGCCATGCTTACGTTTTGCACGACCGCCGTGCTTGCGCTCGCTCATTTCCTCGGCTTCCTTTTCAGGATTACCGTGGTTGTACTCCATTGGGTTGTCGTGGAGGTCCATTTCGGCCTCGTCGACGCCATGCTCTGGCGACTCTGCTTTGCCGCCAGCCTTACGATGTTTAGCAGCGTGGTGAGCCATGCCGCCATGTGCGTGGTGATGTCCTTTGTGACCCTTCATGGCTCACTCCTAAAAGTTGTAGTACTGGGTTAAGCCAAACAAGCCAGTCGCAGACTGGACATTGTAAGCTTGCGGGATCTGGCGGAACACATACTTGTTCGTGCCGGTGGAAGGCGTGAGATTGACACCCGAAGCGTTTGCGAGATCAATCGTGCCACGGACATCGCCCGTTGTCGCGGACGGTGTAGTACGATCAGCAGGTAAGAACCCGTTTGCAGCAAAACCCGTGTTAACCGCTGGCGCAGTCTGAGAATTACCAGAGTTAACAACAATTTCTGCGGCCGTATCCGAACGAACAGGAAGACCAACAATTGCGGTTGTACCAACGGAATAAGCGTGGGTAGCATCGGCTGCGTTAAGAACAACGCTCTTGATGTACTTGAATGCTTTCTTGCCGTTAACAGCGTTACCTGCCGAAATCGTAATGTTTTCCGACATTGGATATCCGTAGATATCGTAGCCGTTAACAGTTGCGGTCGTAGCAGTGGCGCTTGCTGCAGCAGTAACGCTTACAGCGCGGCCAACCATGGCCATTGGGTTCCAAAGCCAGATTGAAGGAGTCTGGATGTTTGTTGGAATAGCGCACTGTTGCACGTTTGGATAAGCCAAAGTGACCGTTCCAGACGTGAAAGTTACGTTCTGACTAAGCTGATAAGTACCAGTTTGTCCGTTACCAACCGTTGATGAAGTTCCCGTCGTCGTAATCTGCGAACCAATATAGACGCCAGAAGATGCACCAAGAGTTCCGCCCGTTACCGTCGTAGACGATGAAAGGAGAACCATGCCAGGACCGATTGGCATACCACTGTTTGCCGTAACCGTCAGAATCCCGTTCGTTGCCGAAGCGGTGACTGAAGCGTAAGCATCAAGAGCAAGAACCGTATCCGTAACGCCTGTATCCGAACGGGTAAATACCGAAGAATAATAGACGCCAGTGGTCGCGGAGTTGGTCGAAACGAGCGTAAGAGTTGCACTCGTTGCGTTTGCAGAAGCCACAATGGCTGCCGCTGCGTTGGTGTATGGAACGCCAGTGAACGAAACAATGTCACTGAAGCCATACCATCCAAAATCCTGTGCTGCCTGTGACTCGCCGGGAAGGTAAGTAAAAGGAGTGCGTGGATCAAGGATGCCGCCCCCCGCATAAAACAGCGAGGAGCCTAGATCTGGGTTGTAATCCGAAGGTTGCGTTGGGTTTTGCCCAAATACAATCAGTGGACCGGAGAATGCGGTATCAGCCATAGTGCCTTCTCCTTACGAGGTTGGGAACGAGCCGTAGATCGCGCGCCAGTTGTAGTAACCAAACGAGTAACGCTCATAACCCTTGACGAGTAGGTTGTCAGTCACGAAGTCGACTTGCATATCGGTTTCGAAGCGAACGCGCTCCATATACGACAAGCCGTCGATGTTCGTAAGCAAGAACCAAGCATACGAAGAGGTCAAGAAGTCGTTGACCATGTAGCCTTCTGACAAGCCGCCGGCAGTGGTTAGCAATGCGTTGACGTCGTTATCTGCAGTACCTGGGCGCAATTCAGTCTTCGTGAGACGGATTGCAACAGGCTCAAGCTGCGGAGGAACAATCAACTTACGACCGCGAGCAAACACCTTCAAACCAGCCTGATCGCGGAAGTTCGTGCGGATCGCAATCATTGCGTTTAGCAAGGTGGCTTCGTTAAGATCAACCTGAACCGTAGGCGTGTTGGCAACCGAACCACCATCGATAGGATGCGACGTCGAGCAGAGAGCAACACCGTCACCGCCAACAGCATTGTTGTAGGTCTGTGCGTTGTTCAAAATCGAAGCGCCGTAAATTTCCTTCGTCTGCTGGAAAGCTTCCACTAGACCAAGGTTCGATGGATGGAATTGCGTCTTGTACACGTTATCGTCAATAGCCTTACGAGTAATCGCATAGCCAAGGCCAATTTCAGTGTGTTCCTGATTGTACACAAAGCGCTCACCAGCACCCGAATCGAAAGCGGTCTGGCCACCTTCGGTCTTGAGCTGCGCGAGACCGAGGAACCGAAGTTCAGCGGTACGTTCCAAGGAAAGCTTGGAATCGTGCTTCGTGAAGATTTTGTCGTACTGAGATGGGATCATCTCGTACTTGCCTTCAATACCACGGAGACCGGGGAGGAGAAGGTCTTTGATTTGACTTAGATTAACAGCCATGACACTTCACTCCTTACGAGATGCCGGTTACAGCAGAGTTCGAACGCCAGACTTCGTTATTGAAGCCGACAATCAAATTGCAGTACTGCGAGGTTTGGTCGCCGCCATTGCCGAACGAAACGGCATAATCAACGATGATAAATGGCGAGGTGTTGGTGGTTGCGGTAGCATTGACATAAGCCGTCGAACGGCCCGTTGCATTGTTACCACCCGTCGAGTTGCCGGACGTTGCACCCGTGGTCGAGTAAGCAAACGTAACAAGCTGACCCTGAACGCCAGACGTCTGAGACGTAGCCGTACCCGTTACAGGGAAGCCAGAACCAGAGGACTGAACGATGAAACGTGCGTTTGGATCATCAATGATGTAGGCTTCAACGTCGCCCGTAGCGTCCGAACCAGGCCAGTAAGCCGATGGAACAACGCGCTTTTGCGAGGTCGAGTAGTATTTGCAGCCGACAAAGATACCTGCGAGCTGAACGGATCCGCCAGCAGTTGCTTGCGTGATATAGCCGTTAGCCGTGGAAGTTACAGGCTGTACTGGGTCGCCAGTGAAAATAGGGGTCGTGTTAGTAGCAGCAATACGGCGGACAGATTGGGCAAACGTCGGAGCGCCACCTGCACCACCCTGATATTGTAGAAAGCCGCTGGGCGCAAAAGTATTGGCCATGACGGGTTCTCCTCTCAGAGAGTTCCATCATCGCACACCGGGGCGACTGAGAAACGGGAAATAGTTTGATCTCCACGCCGAGGGAGATTTTGAAGAAATACAAGATAATTTTAACAAAGTAAAGAGGGGAGCACCGCTCCCCCCTTAATCCTTGTTATTTAGGGGCAACCATAGGCTCGTAGCCCTGATTAATCTTAGGCGCTACATAAGAATCCGCCCGTCCCAACATTCCCTTGGTGGAATCTACAGTCTGCTTGCGGGATTCAACGGCATTGCGAGCGTTCATGTTGTCTTTACGGCGCATTTCATCCGTAATGACCGCAGGACGCTCCATCAAAACCATTCCCTTGCGCTCAATTGTATTTCCTTTGCCTTTTGGAAATTTATCAGTGTGACGGGAATAAGGGACTTCTTCCCAACCGCTTTGCTTCAAAGACTGTTGGTAAGTGTCGTCTCTTTGGCCGTAAACGGCTTCGCGTTTCCACTCATAAGACCAACCTTCTGGGATAATGCGGGGATCAATGTAGTATTCGTCCGTACCATCAAACTCTAAACCGCCGGATCCCTTAATTTCGGCAGCACGACGAGCTGCACGGGCCAACGGACTTTCTTCGCGCATATCAGGACGCATGGCCTGACGCGACGACTCAACCGATTCGGTTCCTTCTTCCGCCAAAACTACCGGTTCAACCTTTGCTTTTGGTTTTTCGGTAAATAATGCGCTTTTGCGGCCGCGACGACCGGCAGGTGCTGTATCTTGTTCCATATTAGCTCCTTAAAGTTTACCTTCGCGCTGTAACGCGATTTTGTTTCGTGCATATTCTTGGTCGGTCATTTGCATCATGGACGCCATTTCGCGTTCCGCTGATGTTAAACGAACGACATTTGGGCGAGTTGCGCCAGTTCCAGATCCGCTTCTGGTAACAGGGGCGGCTGGCGGGGAAGAGCGCCTTACAACAGGCTTGGCGGCTTCAGACATGGCTGTATCCTCATAATTATCGCGTTGGATGCCCAAACGGTTTTCAATGAAACGAAAATATTCCGGCGTATCGGCAACAATTCCATCATCCAAAGCGTCGGCATGAGCTCTCATGGCCCGATCAAGTTTTTTCGGGTTATTAAGCTGATCCCTGTTCTGACGAAGCCATTGAGCCGATTCAGGTGTTACCTGAGATGCAAGATTTTCAATCAAATCAACAGGTTTAGGAGACATAGGTGCCACTTTAGGCGCCTCTTCTTTAGCCCTTCTGCCCGATTCAAGCGTAGAAAGCTTGGATTGATTGATAATCATCTGCTCTTGTATTTCAGCAGCTTGGTCGTAGTCACCAGTTGCCAAAGCATCGCGATAATTAGCTTTTAAGATGTCGTTGTTGTTTTTGACTTGATCAATTGCATTTTTAATCATGTGCAATTCGGTCGAATCAACCTTACTTTGGGCGTGGTTAGCCTGTTCCATAGCCTCTTGAGCTTGTCTTTGGGCCTCAATACGGGCCTGACGTTCCTGCTCAAGCTTTGCTTGCAACTCACTAATGCCGTCTTCAGGCGACAATTCCATCTTTTTAGCCGGTTGTGGGGCTTCTTCGGCTTTTTCTATAACAATATCGTCTTGTTTTGGCTCATCTTCAGCCAATTCAACAACAATATCGTCATTTTCTTCTATGTTTGGGTCAATTTCTGACATTTTTTATTCCTTAATGGATTTCATCAGGGTGGGACAGACGACCAAGAAGATATGTGTCATCGATAAGGCGACATAAAATGTCATCCCCCGTTTCACGATTGTTCAATGTCATATTCCATCCGTCAGATGGCCGGCAAAACAGCCAATCATTTACCTTGACGTTCATTCCTTTGAACCATTTGCCTTCGTCATCGACAAAAGCAGACGGTCCGGTTTTAAGAACAAGGCCAACTTTGCCTTGCCATTTGTCTTCGTCGCGGATTTTGTTGGTAATAAGAATACCGCCGGCGGTCATTTCAGGCCGGATGTAAATCGCAAGAAGCACTTTGTTATGGAAGACTTCAAAATTAGACAGATCGCCTACTTGCTTCCAAATTTCTTCGCGCGGATCTACCGCGTGTTTCATCATATAAGCCATTTTACCCTCTTAGCGTGTTTGATCGACAATAGAACGAGTCTCATCGCACCGCTCAATAGCAGCCAAAAGACCCTGAATAGCACCGACGTAATACCTGTATTGGGCATAGTCGCTGATATTTGGCCCCGATATGAGAGCTTGTAATCGTTCAATTTCAGCTACGAGAAGTTTTTTGAGCTCACGCTCAAATAGATCGTTAGTTGTTAACATTGTATCCTCGAACCCTCTTCCCCTCTAAAAAGCGACCGGCAGGAGAGGGGAACCCGCCGACCGCCCTTTCTGTAGCAACCGCCACAAAACTTATTTTGGTGGCTTCAAACCATACGCCTTGATTTTATCAAGACGGGCTTCACCACCACCAGATCCCGTTTCAATTGGGTAATTGGTGCGACCACCGCGCTTGCGAGCCATTGCCATGCCGCCAGCTTGTGGTGGCATCTGCGGAGGCATACCGGCTGGCATACCCATTGGCATACCCTGTGGAGGCATACCCTGTGGCGGAGGAACCGGAACAGGACGGCCACCTGCAGGAGCGCCCATCATAGGAGCTGG